GATGACAACTACCTAGTATTGGACTGCTATAGGTTAATTGATCCTTCAGACTCTGCATTAGTCTATAATGACTGGTGGTTAAAGAAATACTTAACTTCACTGATTAAAAGGCAGTGGGGTCAGAACTTGATTAAGTTCCAGGGTGTAGCACTTCCAGGTGGAGTTCAGTTAAATGGAAGACAACTCTATGATGATGCTGTAGCAGAATTACAGGTGTTGGAAGAAGAACTCAGAACAACTTACGAAGAACCACCTTTCGATATGATAGGTTGATGCATTATGCCATTAAATTCTTACTTCTTACAAGGATCCCAAGGCGAACAGAGACTTGTTCAGGATCTGATTAACGAGCAACTAAAGATATACGGACAAGACATCATCTACCTTCCAAGGAAGTTAGTAAGTCAGGATGCAATTCTGAATGAAGCAATTGCTACTGAATTTGATGATTCATTCAGAATGGAAGCATATCTAGCAAACTATGATGGTTTTGCAGGTAATGGTGATATTCTATCTAAGTTTGGCGTCCAGTCAACAGACCAGATTACTCTGATAATCTCAAAAGAAAGATATGAAGACTTTACTGCTCCATTCTTAGATGGAGAAGACGTTATAGTATCATCGAGACCACAGGAAGGAGATTTGATTTATCTCCCTCTCGATAATACTATCTTTGAGATTAAGTATGTAGAAGCAAAGAAACCATTCTACCAACTGAATAAGTTATTCGTATATCAGTTGAGTTGTGAAGTCTTCGATGCTGCACTCGATGAACTGGTCGATACTGGAATTGAAGAAGTCGATCAGGCAGTATCCGACTTTATCTTCACGACCAAAATTACAATGGTTGGTCTTGATGCACAGCAAGCAACATCAACTATTCAACTTGCAAAAGACGCTGGTGGTGGTCCAACCGATCTTGCTGTAAGCAGGATTGACCTTATCAATGATGGAACAGGGTATACAGTTCCACCAATTATTGGTATTCAGACTGCACCTGGTGGTGGCGTTAATGCTACTGCTGTTGCACTTATGACTCAGAGAACTGGTCAGGTAGGTCAGTCAATTGATAGTATTCAAATCACTAATCCAGGACTTGGATATACAGTACCACCAACAGTTACAATCCGTCCTCAGAATAATGATGGTACTGGTGGTATTGCAACAGCAGTTCTAACTGAAGGTGCTCTTGCTCTTCCAAATATTACATTTGCTGGTGTTGGATATGGTGTCACACCGACAGTTGCAATTACAACAGCACCCTCAGGCGGAACCAATGCGTCTGCTGTCGCTATTATTGATGCTAATCAAAGAGTTAGTGCTATCCGATACACTAATGCTGGTGCAGGATACACATTAGCACCAAACGTCACCATAGAGGTCCCTGCAACCGGAATCAACTCCTCTAACTATTTGCCAGGAGAACTCGTCAGAGGCGTCTCTACGGGCACCACAGCGTATGTTCATAACTGGGATGCCGATACTAACGTATTACAGATTACAAATGCATCCAGTAATTTTGCACTTGGAGAAATCGTTGTAGGTATTGGAACTTCCAATCTTGGATCTGATGCTGCTAGAAAAATTGAATCAATTTCTGACCAAGATGAGTTCGATGAATTTGCAGATAATATCGAAATAGAGTCTGAAGCAGACACCATTCTTGACTTTACTGAGAAGAACCCATTTGGAGAGATCTAAATAGTTAGTATAGGCAAACCATGGTGTCATGTTAGGACAGTATTATTATCATGAGATTATACGAAAGACTATCATATCTTTCGGTACTCTTTTCAACAGCATTGAACTCCGGCACAAGAAGCAGGACGGATCTGAGTTTTCGACTGTAAAGGTTCCGATTGCATATGGTCCTTCTGAGAAGTTCATTGCAAGACTGGAGCAAAAACCTGACCCGAGAAGAAGAGTATCGATAACTCTTCCCAGGTTAGCATTTGAAATGTCAAGCATTCAGTATGATGCTACTAGAAAGGTTTCTACGATGCAAACCTTTAAAGCATTTACTAAGGATGGAACAAAGTTAGCAAGAAAAGTCTTCATGCCTGTTCCATACAATCTAGGTTTTAGATTGTCAATCATGACTCAATATAATGAAGATGCGATGCAGATTATTGAGCAGATTCTTCCTATATTCCAACCATCATTTAATGTAACAGTTGACCTAGTAGATTCAATTGGTGAAAAGAGAGACGTACCACTGGTTCTAGAAAATATCAATTTCCAAGATAACTATACCTCTGGATATGAAGAGAAGAGAGTTATCGTTCATGAGTTACAGTTTACAGCAAAGACATATCTGTTCGGTGCCATTGCTGATAATAGTGAAGGACTTATTAGAAAGGTTCAGGTCGATTATCATACAACTACAAACACCAAAACTGCAAAGAGAGAACTCAGGTATATTGCTGAACCTAGAGCACTCAAGGATTATAATGATGATAATACAACCACTCTTGCTGAGGATATTGATGCAGAACAGACCAAGTTCCTGGTCTCCAATGCAACAAGTCTCTTTGTTGATGGTTATATCTACATTGGTAAGGAACTCATACAGATTAGAGAAATCAGTAATGAAACACTCTTAGTGTATAGAGGAGTTGATGGAACTCAGGCAGATAGTCATATCAAAGGAGTATCCATTGATGCAGTCACCAAGGCAGATGATGATCTGGTCGAACCTGGTGATGACTTCGGATTCAGTGAAGAAAGATATGACTTCAGTGATTTCAAAACTTATAGTCCCACTAAAGGTATAGATGTATGAGTGACCAATTTGACAGCATAAATGATACCCTGGACATTGAAGTTCAAGCGGGTGAGATTGTAAAGGAAACTAAGAAGGAACTTAAGAAAATCAGTGGTCAAGAGGACCACATTAAAGATTATGAGTATACTCGTGGTAACCTGTATTCTTTGATTGAGAAGGGACAGGAAGCAATCAACGGTATTCTTGAATTAGCACAGGAAGGTCAACAACCCAGATCATATGAGGTTGTCGGACAACTTATCAAGAGTGTTGGTGATGTATCCGATAAGTTGCTTGATCTGCAGCAGAAGATGAAGGATCTAAATAAAGAGGAGAAGTCATCTTCTCCAACAACGGTAAACAATGCATTGTTTGTTGGTTCAACTGCTGAACTGCAAAAACTACTCAAGGATGGATTCAAAAAGGAATGAAATCATACAAACAATTCCAACAAAATATTCAAGAGATTGATCAGAACCTATTGGGTCCTGGTCTTGGTCTCGCTAGTGGTTTGAGTAGAGCTGCTTCCGCAGCAATCGGTGGTCTTTCTAGGATGGCTGCTGGTGCTGCTGGATCTTCAGCAATTCGTAAACCCAAAGTTAAATTCAAAGGTCCCGGTGGAGATCCATCTGGGTCAGGTTTAGGTCAAGCACAGCAAAAGAGCAAATAATCATGCCAGCAGTATCTAAAGCACAACAAAGATTCATGGGTATGGTCCGTGCCACCCAGAAAGGTGAGATGAAGAATCCATCACCAGAAGTGCAGGATGCTGCAAATTCCATGAAGAAAAAAGATGCGAAAGATTTTGCATCTACTAAGCATAAAGGTTTACCAGAAAAAGTAGTTGCTAAAGAAGCAGTCTACGGTGGTGCGGAAGCAGAGAAAAAGAAAAAGATTGATGCCTTCATGGATAAAGCAATGCCAAAACGTACCTTTGATCAAATGGGAAGAGAAACTGACCGTCGCACTGGTAAACTCAAGGAAGATATGAAAGGTTACGGAGAAGAGAGATTCTGCGAACTCTGTGGCAAGATGGAATACAGAGAGGAGTGCAGTTATGGTCCCAAGATGTGGGACATGTTTACAATTAGAAACTTCAGTAAGTCTGTTGTAGTCCCAGGTAAAGCAACCTACGAATGCAAAGCAGTCAATTGGAGAAACGAAATAGCAGAATCGTATCTTAGAGTACAGGAAAGAGGAAGAACATATACTATTATCTTCAACTGGAGAGGAAGAACACTAAAGGTTCAAATGTTCTTCAATAAATTCTCCAGACCTACCAGAGAGGAAGTACGTGCAGAACTAAATAAGGTCTATCCTGGACCAATAGTTCTTTACTACAATCCAGTAAAAAGAGAACCAACTTTACCATTAATGTTTGCAGGAGATTCAGGAGGAGACGCAAATGAACCTAGATCCAGACGCAATTGAAATCCAGAACTTAAACAAAAGTTTTGAGTACATCAAGATTGCAAGAGAGATTGATACTCTACAAGAAATAGAAAACGTAAAGAACGTAGCAAAGTGCTATGCTAAATTATATTTGAAGACACAAGAGACTGTAGCATCTTTAGGAAATTTATGAATCATGGCTGATAACATTTATCTGGGGAATCCGAACCTTAAGAAGGCGAATACCCCAATTGAGTGGACCGAAGAACAAATAATTGAATTCGTACAGTGTAAGAATGATCCTGTGTATTTTGCACAGAATTACGTCAAGATTGTGAGTTTGGATGAAGGTCTTGTACCTTTCAAACCATATGATTTCCAAGAGAAGTTGAT